TAAACAAGTTAAGTTAAACATTTTCAATACACCACTAAAGAAATCTTCTACTTTTATATCAGGCATATAAGAAGCTAAATTTAAATTAGAAGTAGTAGATTGACTTGCTACACTATTTATAACTAAATTTTTTTGTTCAGTTGTTCCACCCATTTGGAATGAAATTTCTGATTGAACAAAAGAAACAAAACTAATAGGTGAATCACTAATAACTTTAATCTTATAAACTCCATTTATATTAATATCATTAGAACCTGTGCCATTAGTAAATATTCTTGCTACATATTGTGGTGTAGCAGGTGAATTAACAGATGTAAAAGGTATAGAGTATTGAAGTACATCGTCTTTAAAAACATTTAAATAACATTGTATACCACTAACATCACAATCAATGTAAAAATCAGTATTGCAATTTTCAAAAAAAACATCTCCATAAGCAACGCTATTATACCATCCTAAACCATTATATGCAAAAGTATCATCTGCAACGTTTGGAACTATAACTGCATTATTAACAGGATTAATAACGTCATCTTCTACTGTGAAGTTTAAAAAGTCTACTTGTAATTCTTCACTTTTAGCTTTAAATACATCAGCATTCTTTAACCACAAAAATGCACGTGTGAATCTTTGGTCATTTAAAAAAGAACCATTTAAAGTTATATTGTAATAATCAGCAATAGATTCAAATACTTTACTAAGTCTTAAAGCAGGGAATAGTTCAGTATAATCTATAGCTTTAGCACTTGTTGTAATATCTTCTGCTCCTGTATCTGCCCATAATCTATTAGAAGTAATTAAAGGAAACTTAACGTCAGATAAAACTTCACCTTTTACCAAATCAACAACCTTATTAGCACTATATTCAATTGTATGTGCTGAGTAATCTAATTCAGATAATTTTTTACCTGCAAAAGTATCTTTAAGTGAAACTAAACTACCAAAGAAAGTTATAGTATAATTTTCAGGAACTCCATTTTTAATTGTTGCTTTTTCTAATTGTATGTTACCATTTCTAAAAGGTATAGTGTCTAATTCAATATAAGCTTTCTTTCTTTTACGAGCATCAAATCCACCATCAATACTATTCTCATACCAATGTGAAAATATAGCATTGTTATGGTCATTAGCAGGTACAGTAAATGATTGACTAAAGTCTGTGTAAACCTTTGAAATATCTGATGCGTTTTGTACTGAACTATTTATTGAAATTTTTTCATCATCAAATAATTCTATTCTTCTTGCTACACCATTAATGTAAATATATATTCCTACTGTTACCATTAAATAACGTTGTTAATTAAGTTAAATGCGTAATCAAATTCTATTTCATAATTGATATTTCTATCTATCAAAGATGTTTTTAAAGTAGTACCTTGTGTCTTAACTTTAACAGGTAAACCATCTAATAAAACAACTTCACTAACTAACAAATCTTGAATTAAATCAGAATAATTTTCAGGTACAAATCCTGAACTTAGTTTAACTGATTGGTTTCCATTTACATTAAACACTTTACTTTGTCCTTTAGATACGTTGTAATCAATTGAACTTGGTAATAAGTTATAGTTGCTACCTTTTACATTTATAGTATCTACACGTGTCTTAAAAAAGGTTAAGAATTGCCATCCACCAAATCTGTTTATATAAGAACAAATAACAGGTGCATATTTAGGTTCACAAATTGGTATAACTCTATACACATATTGTGTTTCACCATAAGATAAAGTTAAAGTGTTTCCTTTGTAGTATTTATCATTGTCAATTGTTAATGGTACTTTTAACATTCCTTTAACTACAGAAAAGAATTTATTTGTTTGATTACGACCTCTTAAGTCTTTGTAAACAGCTTGTATATCTTCTGCAGCATCTACATCAATTAATACATTCACATAAGGAAGTGCTTTATCAATATCGTATCTAATTTCTTTTGTATTATCCGATAATAGCATAAACTCATCTGAAGGATTAGTGTAATTATATCCATCAGTAAAATCAGTATATCCATTCGTGCCTAAATAAGTAGTAGTGTCTAATAATTCATAAACACCTATAGAGGTTTCTTTGTATCTTTTTACTTGAACATTTACCCACATAGAATCAGAATCTAATTCAGCACTTGAATAAATAGGTGCTACATTATCTATGTATTCTTTTACAAAAGGACTAATGTTATAAATGTTTTCTAATTGTGTATCTGAAGCTTTAGGTTTACTAAATACATAAGTTGCATCTGTAGGTGCTGAACCTGTACCATTCCATAATCTAAGTTCTATTCTTGAACCAACTTGACCTTCTTCATTTATTCTTATGAAGTAAGGACTTCTTGAGTATATTATCATTGTATATTTGTTAAATTAGAATCTACCATTGTATCTATATCCTGACCAAATGCCTTCATTAAATCAGTGTCTATGTATTTCTTATATCCTGCCTCAAATGGTTTAGTAAAAAACAAACTTGGTTTAATTCCTTTGTGAAAAATACTGCGAGAAATTAGAAATCCTGTTTGATCGTAACTCAAAAACTGTCCACTCTTTTTGTCTCGGAATTGAAACCCTTTCGCTCGTACCCATTTATCTATGCTTTTAGTTAAACCACCTTTTTTACCTGAACCTGTACCAAATTTAAACGGACTATTTGGTGCTTTTGCAGAACTTGTTTTACCTTTAACCCCTTGGTCTTGAAATTGTCCGTATTCAGCCATAGAGAAACCCACAATTGAATAATTATTCTCTGTGAGTATTTCTCCTTTCAAACTATTATATAGTTCCTTAGAAACGTTCTTATCGCTTTTAGATAAATTACTTCTACTTTGTTGTATAACGTAATCTCTAAATCGTCTTAAAACTTGTTCAACACTTTTTAATTCTTGTGCCATTTTAGCAAATCGTCATATCATTATAAGTAATCAAATCAAATGTCATTGTAACACCTGCTATTTTGTTTTCAAATCTATCTACAAAATATTCTATTGATGCAGTTCCACCTAATTCGTATAAGTCATCTGCTAAATCTCCTCTCCTTGCTGATTCTAAAAATCTTGTTGCAACTGCTTCTTGTGTATTCAAAACATCTTGTTCGTTGTCATTGCCTCTGAATATATCTTCTGTAGCTTCTTTAGATTCATCTACTATATCCATACATAAAATAGATACGTTATACTGCTTAGTGCTACCTATGTAAGAAGAACTATTTATAATAATGTGTGACAAAGGGAATATAGTTTGCTTATTTAAATCAACTTTAAATATATCACCAATAGTAACTGTGTTTACAAACGGGTCTTTATCTAATTCTTCTTTTATTCTTGTGCTTATATCGTAATACATTATTTATTCTTATTTATTAGTTTCATTTCTATTTCAGTCTTTTCTTTTTCAAAGCTTAAGTATGTTAAACTTTGATGTATTGGTAACTTGGAAACTTCATCAAATCTTCCAACGTTTCCTTGAGCAAGAGCATAGATACTTGAATACCATCCCCACCGTTTTCCGAATTGTGCTTGTTCAGAATATTCTGCACTTCCTGATTCTTCTCCAAATAATTTATCGTACTGCTTAATAAGTCGTTCCCTAAATTGTAAAAAAAAACCATAGCACCTAATACCACATCTAAAGGTGCGTGTCGCATTACATCTGCATACGTAACTGAACCTTTGTATTCTTCTATGTTATATTTAGTTCCTAACTTATTTGTTATAGGTCTATATAATACAGCCATTGCATTGTGCATAGTATCCCAATCTGTAATATAAGCATCTAAATCCATATATTCACCTGTAGACATCTCATCTAAGTTAGGTATAAACCCAAACTCTACACCACCCATTTTAAAGCGTTGTATAAACTTATTTTCTTTAGTGAATAGATTATTAATGTTTTGATTAATTTCTACTACATCTTTGTATCTAATAGAAGCCACATCTTTTAAATCTATACCACAAAATATTTGCACCATCTTTTGCTGCAAGAATTCTGATTCTTCATTATCTTTAACTATAGATAAAAACTTTTGATACTGTGCAAGTTTTATTTCGTTTAAAGAAGTTGGTATTGTTAATTCTATCTTCATTTTATTTGTTTTAGTTATTAATAAATTAATTACGTTATTGTATTAAGTGATTTATATTTAAGACATAATGTATTGTTTTGTGTGTAATAACAATCATTAGTGCATTATAAAGCATTTAATGTTAGTAAAACTATACATATATACGTTTGTGCATATAATAATGAAGTATAAAGCATTTTTATACGTAATAGCATATAATAAAAAAAGCTACCATTTCTGATAGCTTAAAAAATAATTTCAAGAAAGATGCTATCTTTCAAGCAAATCAACTTTTTAAAAAAAAAGAATTAAAATCTGTTCTATTGAGAAGATATTTAATTACAGTTAATCTTCATCTGCTCGTTCGCATTGCTTGTTGCAGTATGTTTTTTCGCAAGGTTCACCACAATACCTGCACTCGTTTTCAGGATATTCGTTTGGGTTTAAAAAATCGTACCATTCCATAATATTTGTTTTAAGTTTCAGCAAATATATAAATTAATTGGTAACCTGCAAATAATTTGATGCAATTAAATACATCTGCTGCATCTTTTTAATCTCACCTATGTTTCTTGGTAGATTAATTTGTACTTCTACATTCTTAACGTGATGTATGTAGCATTGTATTGTTGCTATGATTTGTCCGTAACTCATATTTAATAAACGTAATAAGTTCCCTTATTGGGATTTTCTAACTGCGAAGTGATTGCATAACGCATTGCATCTATTGCGTGATTATAAGCATCTATAGGTTTGTTTAGTTTGTTACCTTGTTTGTCAGTCATCCAAATGTAATTCCTTAATTCATTGATTAGATTCTTACTTCTTGATGTAACGTAAACTTTATTCTGATTAATTAAATTAAGACCATATACGATACTATCTCTACCTTTGCTAACAGGTAACACATTGTGACCATAACTATTCAACTCAGCTATTGATTTAGGTTCAGCACTATCTGCGTAAACTATATCTTGTACACCATTTGTTTTTAGTAAGTCACTAATATCTGAATTAAGCAATCCTTTTTGATATATCAACTCGTCAAATATATAAGCATCATTGTATTTGTACATAGCTATTAAAGATGTAGGGTCATTACTATATCCCCAATCCATTCCATAACAAAGTAACCTTGCTTCTTCAGGTAAGTTAATCTCTTGCCAATCAGGAATACATACACCTTCTAAAGAACCTGTTAAACCTAATCCGTATACTTGCCACCAATTAGCCCAATAAGCAGATGTCTTTGCTTTTTCTTTTGCTGATTCAATTTCTTTAACAATCGTTTCAGGTAATGCTTCATTATCTAAATAAGTTAATGTAATAAAGTCTACATCTTCTTGGTTAATGATTTCCCTATCAACCCAAAATAAAGATGATGGATTATAATCTAACCATATTTCGCCTGATGTTCTAATAGCTAATTGATAGTATGAATCGAAGTCTACATTGTTACACTCATTTACATACAATACATTTCTTCTTGCACCTCTTAACTTATCAGGTTGGTCTACAGAGAAGAATTCAATATAACTACCATTGCCAAAAGTATATTTAAGTGTACTCTTATTAAACTGATTATCGTTATATCTACCAAGTGCCATCATTATCTTTAAGAAGTCTTTTAAAGCACCTCTACGTAAATGTGGTATAGATTCAGATACAACACTAATCTCTAAGTTAGGTGTCTTAATTGCTCTATCTATTAGTATAGGTAAAATAGAAAAGGTCTTAGAGGCAGATGTTCCACCTCTAACAACCTTAATACGCTTTTTAAGACGTAATAACTTCTTTAATGCAGTAGTTACTATAAATTCCATTATCGTTTATTAGATGTCGCCTAAATCGTTTAAATCAAATATAGGCTGCTCGGTTGTAAGAGTTACATCTTTTGTCTCTCTTGGTTTACCCGCATAGTAGTTATAGAATAACTGTGTAAATTTGAAATCCCCTTTTTCTAATCCTTTTTCTAATGCAGCAAATGCTAATGGTTCTAATGGAGATAACTTTTCTATTAAAGCTATTTCTTCTGCTTTAGGTTTTCTACCTGCACCATCTCTTTTTCCACCTGCTTTACTTTTATTTTCCATTTGAAATAATTTGTTTATTCAAAGTGATAATAAATAAAACTTATAGTTGTTTAAATGTTTCGTTGTAGTATTCTTTTCCGTCAAAATAACTATCTCCGACATAAGGACTTTCCCAAGCATCAATAATCTGTTGCTTTTCCATTTCTTTGGCTTGTTCAAAAACATTATGTATAGTTTCCATTGAAATTGAATCATCAAATTCTAATTGGTCATATAACCATTCTACTGCTGTTTGTTTTTTATTACTCATAACTTTTATATTTATTGTTTAACTTTTCAATACCATTAACATTTTAGCTCTATGTTTTGATTCACATTTTTCACTACAATATAAATCATTAGTAAATCCTATTGAAATTATTTTACGACAGCAATGACATAATGTAGCACCACTACCGTCGTTTGACTTATGTATTGACTTCACAACTTTTCTATTTCTTGTTTAACTTCTTGCCAATACCATTTGTTAGCATAATTGCAATGTTCTATTAATTCATCAACTACTATTAATGCTTTTCTTTTTAAATTATTTTTAGCATAATCAGATGCTTTATTCCATTCTTCAATAGTAATAGGCATATTATTCATTTTGTCTAATAACTCTTTTGCTTTTTCTTTTGGTGTCATAATTATTTATTTTAGTTATTTATTATCTCAAACATTTCTTTAAACCTATGTTCTATATCAGAACGTAATACAGTCATTAGATGGCTTCGTGTTAAATTATTATCATAAGCACATTCATAAGTGCTATTGTATATTTTACCATCAGCTTTTCTTTTTATTAAAGTTCTATTAGGTTGACATAGTGTTTTAATGTCTGATTCTATTTGTAAGTCATCTAATACTATTTTCTTTGTTTTATACTTTGCACCATTCTTAATAGATTCTAATAGTTTAAAGTCTTCTTCTTTCCATTGTGGTCTTGGTAAATCCCATAGGTAAATAGTATTGTTATTCGCTTCCTGCAATATCTTACTTATTTCTGCGTTCTTCATAAATCGAAATCTATTGAATGTGGATAATCGTGTGATTCATCTTTTAAATCATCAGCTAATTCTATTATAGCTAAATCAATTGTATCAGTTTGAAATCCTGCACTAACTAATAATCCTTTAAATATATCTAAGTATTCAAATATGTCTAAATCATCATTAGGTGTTTCTATTGTGTACTTCTTGTTGTATGCTTCTAATTGTAGTTTCATAATCCTTTTTCTTTTTTAAATATTTCTAAAAGTTCTGATGTTGTAAACTTTTCATCATCATACCAACCCAATGAAGCTAACCAATTACTACTGCCTTTTCCACTTCTAAAATAATTGTCATCACACCATTCTGCAAACTTAATAGCGTAATCGTCTGCTATTTGTTCGAACTTATACTTTTCTAAAACACTATATCTTATTGCTAATTCTGATTTCATAATCTTATATTTTTATTCATTGAATAGAATGCTTCTAATCGTAAAGTAATTAACTCGTGTTGTTCAGTTCCTTTAGTATCTCTTAAAAGGTTTTCTAATTGTTCTACAATTGTGTATTCGTATCTTGGTCTATTACGCTCTTCTTCTAAACTATTTTCTAAATCAAAGATTCTTTTCTTTAAGTCTATAGTTTGCATCTTAGTTAAGTCTACAGGTTCTTGTGACTCACCAACTAAATGTAATATGTTATTTTTTATATCTTCTAACTTAGGATTGTATTTCTCATAATAAGGATAGTTTCTAAGTGAATGTATTACTGTAGCGTGATTCTTATTTAAAGGATTGGCTATTCTTTGTAAAGACATCTTTGGGTATAGCTTTTTAATTATGTAGAAGTATAATGCTCTTGCTTCTATTATTTCTCTTTTCCTGCACTCTTGTGTTATGTCTACTGCTAATTCTTGATTGATTAACTCTATTATCTTGTTTTCCATATCTTAAAGTATTCCTCTTAATACATATTGATTTAAATCTACTTCATCATTACCAAAGAAGTATTTATAGTTTGCAATACCTTGTTCAAGTTTGTCTTTACCTCTTTGATAAAAGTCATCACTACATTCAAAGATTCCAATAT